AACACATCAACAAAAGGAGTAGGTGAATTAACAGCCCACTCACGCCGAAATACTTCAATAGGTCTAGATAAAAAGCTTGCCAGATTCGCATTAGCTTGAGCGCCTTGACCAAAAGTTTGGTCAGTGGTCATGTTGCCCACTACCAAATCAATTTGCTCTTCAGCGTCTGCAAACTGAACATTCTGTTCGACCTCTTTAGAAGTATTAGTGGCTCCTACATCATCAACAGCTTCGGACTGGGCCGTAGCTATTGGGACTGGAGCTCTAAAAGCACTGGACGCGGGGTCCAGATTATAAATGAAACAAATAAGCTCATCTGGCACAATAGATTCATCATCCATAATGGCGTCAACTAACCATTGACGTTCACATGGAGTGAATCTAGAGTACCTTAGAGCATTTATCGGTGACACGTTTATGGTACGTGTGAAACCATCAATTTTAAAATGTATTTTTACCATAATAATATAAAATTTAAGTGCATTACACTGAATCAAAATTGCGCAGTCATTAACTGCCATAGTTTATACGTCTTTTTCGGACTAAGTTCTTTTAAAGTCGTTCCTGACTATGTTTGAGTGATCTTGTTCTCTTTGTCATAACAAGCATCACAGTTATCGCTAACATCACAGTGACATAGTTCACAACTAAGTTCACGGTAAAGATAACGATCAACAACTATACAATAACAATCTTCAAAATCGAATATGTCCTCATCACTAATGTATGAAACCATATCATCATTGTCATTGTCTAGCTCAAAATCTGACTGTGCAATAGCCTCCTCGCCATAGCACATTACTTTCAATTCGTCATACGTGGGTAAATTATCCCTATTCAGGTATCCCCACAAATTTCTCTTATCAAGTAATTTTGTCAAAAATGCACGTCTCTTATTAAACGTACGTCGTCCGTACTGAAAATATTCCCGACAAGCACTGTCGATAATTTCTGCACACTGTTCATCTAACGAAATAGTTCGAGAACGTGTACAAACAGTCAACATTTTTCTAATTGACTTTTCTTCTAACGGTGCTCGCATGAATTTGTCTTCACGACGAACAAAATACCTTTTCAAAAAGCT